ACTCCTATTATGCAAAAACACGCTGATATAGTGTGTGCTAATGGTGGACATATATTAGAGTTTGGTTTTGGTATGGGAATTAGTGCTAATTTAATACAAGAGCACGACATTGAATCACATACGATTATTGAAATCAATGACACTATATATGATTCATTAGTAGAGTGGGCAAAAGATAAACCAAATGTTATAGCAGTCAAGGGCGATTGGTATGAAGACATACCTACTGACAAAAAATACGATGGTGTATTTTATGATGGGTTTGGTGATATGTTAAATAAAAGATATTTTCCTACTAGAATTATGCAACATTGTAAAGAAGGCACTATACTTACTTGGTATAACAATCTTTTAAAAGAAGAAAGTCAATACGACGGAGAAATAAAAACTATGCATAGGACTGAAAAAGGTAAACCTTTGGGCGATTTAGAGCAGTTTAAGAATACAGAAAGAATTACTTACGAAACAGTAAGTTTAACAATACCAGACGAAGCTAGAATAAAATGGTATTTACAAGGTGATGGCAATACATATTATGCACCTAAATTAGTGGTAGATAATAATGATTTATAGAGAGAAAACACTTGACATAGAAGATAAAAAATTATTATTTTATAGCGGTGAGGTACATACAAGCTATATTTATAGTATTTTTACTTACTTTAACAGGAGAAACCATGAGTGTCAACAATAATCAAATAAAACTTTTAATTAAGGATGTATGTACTAAGCTAGGAGATAAATACTCAAAGAAAGAAGCATTAGACCTTGTATATTGTACTGGTCTTGTAGAAAGTAAATATGAATATATTGAACAACTTGAAAGTGGACCTGCAAAAAGTTTTTGGCAAGTTGAGCCTAGCACAGCCGTGGATAATTGTAGAAATTTTATATCATCGAGGCCAAAACTTCTTCAAGCATGCGCTGATATTCTTGGCATTGACCCTTACTATTTTATTGATGCTGAGCTTGATGATTGGGACTGGATTCTTCGCACTAACATTGCTGCTGGCATTTTACATTGTAGAATTAAGTATTGGAGGGTGCCAGAGGATATTGAAAGTGGTCAAGAAGGATTAGCAAAATATTGGAAAGAACACTACAACACAATTGAGGGAGCAGGAACAATAGAACATTTTTTAACATTAACAGAAGGTAAGTTATAATGGCTACATTTGCACAATTATTAGCAAGACAAAAAGGTAAGCAAGCTCTACAAACAACTTTAAGTAGAGGTATGCTACAGTCAGATGCAGCAGATGAAAGAAAAAAATTAGAAGACGCCAGAAGAGACTATGAAATAGAAGTAGAAAAAGCAGAATCAGAAATGAAAAAAAGGGCTAAGAGACGTTCTAGAAGACGTTTAGCTTCTCAAATAATAGGTACGGGAGTTGGTTTAGCCACTGGTAATCCTCTGTTAGGAGCAGGTATTACAGGAGCAGGTTCAGCTATAGGAGCTGGCTTGGTGCCTGAATATGATACATTTATTGAAGCTACAGCTGGAGAAGGAAGATTTTTTTCAAGTGCTAGAGCAGATTTTGAGGCTGATATAGCATCAACTAATGCTTTTATAAGCGAAGCTAGTGAGGGACAAAATTTATTAGATTTAACAAATGCATTGCAAGATGCTTATACTAGCTTTACTGCGACAAAAACTTTTGGTAAAGATTTTGACAAAATATTAAAAGGTAGGCAGGAAGCAGCTTTAAAAGGAGATACATTTGGAGAAAAACTCGGCGGCAGATTAAAAGGTTTTTTCAATAAAGACAGTGATGGAAAACCTTTACAGTTTTTTAAACCAGGAAGTTTTGGAGAAAATTTGATAATAGGCACAGGCGGTGTAGACGAAAGAATTAAAGCACGACTGAAACAACAAATGCAAGGAGCAGACATTTTTAAAAGCATAATATCAGGAGAAGAGTATAAACCTGAAGAAAAGGTAACTATACCAAGTATGACTTTTAGAAGCTTGTTGGAAGGATTAAACTCATAATGGCAAACGGATTTAACACAGAATTTCAATCTTTAGGACAATTATTAACAGGGTTAGGATATGATATGTCCTCCTTAACGTCACCAGGAACACTTTTTGGCTTTGGACAGGGACAACGTTTTGAAGGTTATGACGAATACTTCTCTCCTTTTGATGTTCAAGGGTTTGAAGACGCACAAGCATCTTTGAGAGAACTAGAATCAAACTTGTTAGGAAATGTAAATCAACAATTTAGCCAACAGGCTCAAGGTTTAAGACAACGATATTCAGGTACTATGCAGGACATAAGAAATCAAGCAGGACAAACAGGATTGGTATCAGGAGCAGCTGGACGACAAAGAAGGATGGCTTCTAATGTTGGAATGCAAGAACAACAGAGTTTAATCTCTGGTCGAGAACAAGGATTAAGAGGAGTGCAAGAAAATATAGGTAGACAGTTAGGGCAATTAGAAGGAACATTACTAGACTTCTTAGGTTCACAAGCACAAACAGCTTTACAAATAAGAAGCTTAGACCCTACAGAAAATATGAATCCAACTACAACCTATTCTAACACTATGAACCCAGCTATAACAGGGTTCGATTATGACGCATTTATACGAGGTTTGCAAGGTAACATCAATATACCAGGAGGCACACCATAATGGCTAGAAGACCTCTATATCCTAGAACACCAGGAGAAACAGCAATAGATAGACTGTTAAATCAAACTCTTCCTAATATTATAAAAGAAGAAAGCGCTAGAAATGAAAGAGAAGAGCTTAGAGAGGAAGAAAAAGCTAGGTATCGCTCTGAGCTTGCATACAAAGTTGCAAGAGATACAAAAACTGACCAAGAAAACTTTGATAATCAATATAATCAATATTACAGCGCATCTCTAAATGACAAAGAAACTAAAAATTTTGATGGAGCAAACATTGATATATTACAAAGTATTGCAGACAAAAGCAGGTTTACAACAGACCTTCAGTTAGAGAATATTAAACTGTTAAGAAATGATTTAAAAAACGGTCAAGAATTTTCAGATAACATAGATATAGGTATTAACACCATAAACGACACCAGTAAAACAAAAATGGAAAAGTTTAATGCTTTTGTTGATGTCAAAAAAAACATAGCTTTATACGGAACAGAACAGCAAAAAAGAAGTTTTAGAGACTCTTATGAAAATTCAGGAGACGATACATTAGCCTTTATTACTGCTAATCAAAATATTTTAGGTGTAATCGGTGGACAAAATACAAGTATTAATACAGCATTTGATTTAAGCAATAAAATAGATTCAGGTATGTCTTTTCGAGAACTAGATTCTGATGAAAAAGAAGCTTTTCTACCTTATTTATCAGCTCAAGACCAAGAAAGATTTAAAAATCCAATTAGTTCAGACCCTAATTATGCTAGCGAGAGAGATGCTGCTTTAAGAAGTGCTTTTCTAATCAACCAAACACCAGTTTTTAACGAAGAGGGTAATGAGTTTTTAGATAAAACTATTGCTGATTTTGGAGGAGCTGAAAATTTTGAGTTTACTCATAACTTTATGAGAGAAAATCAACCTATAGTATTTAGGTCATTTGTTGATTCATATGCCAAAGCTGGAGACCTCGCTACTAGAGGAACAGCTGGAAGATTAGAAGCTGCACAAAAAGGGGTAATTGATAAAAATGGTATTAACGCTGCCGAAGAAGAGTATATTACACAATATTTAGAAGAAAAAGGTTTTAAAAGAAGTTTGTTTGATTTACCGCCAAAGGATAAAATAACAACAACCGAAACAGAGGTAGTTCCATTTAAAGATGAATTTGATGGACTCTCAAACAGAGAAGTAATAAAACGTATTTCGGATGAAAACAATATAGAGCCTATTTTTAGCAGAACAGAACAATATTTTATAGACCAAATAGAAAGATTCGAAAGTCTACAAGAAAAGAAAAAAGACCCAAGTACTCCTATGTTAACAGCAAGCGAAGAAAATGAATTTCAAAGAATACGAACTCTCATTGGTCAATTTCCTCAACAATATAAAAAATTAACAGACCAAAGATATTTAAACAGAAGAGGAGCTGGTAAATATGTCGTGGGGCAAACTGGCTTTGGTAAAGTTGATTTAGAAAATCGTGCTATAAAAAGAACAACACCAATTGTAAAAACTGGACTGAAATTAGTAAAAGGTATAGAAGATGCTGAAGTTGGAATACAAGCTCTTAAAAATACTTTAGAATCAGCTCGATTAGAAGGAGATAGGTATGTTGTAACAGACCCAGCTGCCTTAGAGGCTTTGAGAGTAACAGATGTAAAAAAAGGAATAGGTAGTGTAATAAAAAGATTTCCAGAAAGTAAAATACGTGCAGCTATTACTAAACTAGAAAAAGATATTGTTGAAGCAGAAAAAAAATTACCTGCAATAACTAACACATTAAAAACTAAATTTGACTTATTTAAAAACTATAATTTAATTGAAATCATAAATCAATCTGAAGACGGAACCGCAAGAGACATATCATACATGATAAGAAAACAAGAGGGATAATATGTCTATCATAGGTGACCAATTAAAAAAATCTAGCATATATAACACAGATACTCCTAATACTAATATAGGAAGATATCTTTATAATCAATACGACGAACCAGCAGACGATTACGAAAGAAATAAAGAGAGAAGCGCCTTTTGGGACTCTATGCCTGCTATTTATAAAAAAGCATACAACGATTCTATTGGTGGTATGATGTACGAAATAGCAACTGGTAAAAAATATTATGACATAGCTGATGTTCCAAGAGGAATTGTCCATGATATTGGAGCTCAAATGCTATCATTTTTTGCATCTAAAGAAGACATAGGGCTAATGGCTACTAGTGGAGGTTTAGCAAATTTAGGTATAAAAGCTGGTATAAAGTCTGTTGTGGGTGCAGGTGTTAAGGAAAAAGCTGGTAAGTATGTAATACAAGATGTTGCCAAAAAAAGAGCAGCTGTCTTAATGGCAAAAAAATTGAGAGTCAATGGTAAACCTTTAGGTGTGAAAGCAGCGAATTTAATAGTTGACGATGTTATTAGAGTTGGTGGTGTACAAGCAGCTATGCTAGGTACATACGACGGTTTCTATTATGCAGCAAAAGAAGTAAGAGATGAACTTTTACAATCAGGTGAGTTTGCTAAATATAAAGAAAACAATAAACCAGGATGGACGGGCGCATTTACGGAAGTTATGAAAAATGGCGACCCTAAAGATTATTTTAGAGGTGGTGCTATTGGTTTATTAGGAGGTGTTGGAAGAACATCTAGATTCTTATCACCTTTTGCAAAAAAAAGTAAGAATACATTAAAAGAAGCCAAAAGAATATTGAAAGACAAAGATTTATTAGCTAGAGCGGAAAATTTAAAAGCAGTAGATAATCTTGCTGCTGTAACTGCTATAAAGGCAGCAAAACAAACTATAAGAGAAACTCTTCCTAAAATAGGACGAGCATCACAGAAAAACGTACAGGCTTTTGCTGGTGAAACAGTGGTTATTGGTGCTCTTTCTCCAATTGCATATGAGGGTAGATTACCTGGTTTTCAAGATTTAATTTTAGCTACAGGTACTGCAGCTGCGCTTACAGCACCTATGGCTCTAGCTCAAAAGAGAGCAGGTAGAATTAGAGATGAGATTTATGCAGAACAAGACGCAGAAATCAAAAAAATGGCAGCGTATCAAGACATAGCAACCAAAGAAACTCAAGACCTGTACGAACAAATACAACAGCCTTTTGCTAGGGTTTCAGAACTTCCTAGAAGAGCTTATAGAGATGAAGATATATTTAGCATTGGTAGCGGTAAGTTTGCTTATACTAATATATTTGGAAAAAAATATCAACGTGTTAGAGCTGGAGAAGGTGGAGCAGAGAGAACAGTAGGAGATATAAAAGGAACTGTAGAGGAAAAACTTGTTTTATCATCAAATAAAACTAAACTTCCATTCTTATCTGCGTATATTGTACCTGGTAGCTTAAAGCAGACCAAAAAAGGATTGAGGGTTGATATAGATATGGTCAGTACAAAAAGAGGTTCTGACAGATATCAATTAGATGAGTTAAATACAGAGTTGTTTTTTAAGTTTCATTCAGAAGACATAGGTCTTATTGATGCTTTTGAAAAAAACCTAAAAGGGATTAGAAATAGTAAAACGTATTTAGATAAGCATTATGAAACTCAGTTAAGAACATCTAGAGAAAAAGCCTTTAACTCGCAAGATGGATTTCTTCCTGAAGATTGGAATAATGCATTAGTAGAGACAATGAATAGAAACCTTGAAGACAATACCACAAATACAAATTGGGTAAGATGGGCGAAAATATATTCAAAAAATCAAGATATTAGAATTAAAGATATGACTACTGCTGAAAGAAAAATTATGGCTAAACAGCTTAGAAATCAACTTAGTATACGACAATATATAAATAAAAATTTTCCAAAGTATGATACAAATTTATTATTTCAACCTACTTTTTTAAGTAATCCTAGAAGAGGAATTTTAGCAAACTTTGTAACTCCTTTTTATTATCATATAACAGACCCATATGGAAGAAAGGTTGTAAGACTTATACAAAATGTATCAGATTTTACAGAAGTTAAAACATCTCAAAGGACTGATAGGTTATCAGAAATCTTAAATCCTATACTAGCTAATAGAAAAACGCATAAAAAATGGTGGGATTCATACATTGACGGAACAGGAGCAGATACTGCTCACAAAGACTTTAAAACTATAGAAAAACTGGATGCTGTTGACCCTGGTAATGGATTTACTACTTTTATAAAGGGTCTGACAAGAGATATAGAAGTTTCTAAAGGGTTAGATAAAGATAGATTTCAAATGAAAAAAGAGTTTTTTGAAGATATGGACAAACTAACTACAACAGGTACAGAAGAAAACTTTGGTTTAAAAGCTATATGGACTGATGCTACAGAAGCACAATTAAATTTAGCTCCTAAAGTAAGAGGATATCTACCTAAAATGTTTAGAAAAGAAGTATTAGACGTTTTGTTTGATAGGATGGCAACATTTGAACAAAAATATTTAGAACTAACAGGAGGTGACTTTAACTTAGATGGTCACCATGACTCAGTAATGATGGCAAAATTAGAGTCTAGATTCGAAGGATTAGTAAAATCTTTTAGCAAGGGAGACAAGCCTGATGCTATTATATTTAAAAGAGTTTGGAACACACTGGCTAAGAAACCTTCCTCAGCTGGTGTTCCCAAAAACTTTAATGTATTTAGATTATTAAATCATCAGATGTACACAAACACTTTAAAGCCATTTAGTCCTTTAGAGAAACCAAGAAAACTAGCTAATTTAGATTTTTCAAATGTTGATGTTATAAACATGGTTGGAGAAGCACACAGTGAGTTAATGGAAACAAATGTACAGAAACTAATGACAGAATATATATTAGGTTCAACAAAAAGAATTGAACTATCTAAAGCTTTTACTCCTACTGGTGCACTATTAGATGGACTTTTGAGAAGAATGGACCGCAGTTTAGAATTAGATGGTAGTAGGATACCAAACTCTCTAGGTGGACAATTTTTACCCTTTGCTAAACAAACACAGCATGAAGCCGTCGAAATGATAAAGACTACATTTACTGGCGAGTATAATTATATGGTACAAAATCCATTGACAGAGTCTTTTCAGTCTTTGTCAAACTTAGAAATGATGGGTAAAATATCTTTAGGTCAAGCTTTTATTCCTAATTTAACACAGTCTTTTATTTCTACAGCAGTAGAACAAGGATTTGGTTCTTTCTTTAGAGCTATTGTTAGGTTGCAGACAGATGCAGATTTTGCAAAAAGGGCTAGAGCAGAGTCTGGTTCTGCTATTTTAACTAGCTTAGATGAACTTTTTACAGGAGCATCTGCTTTAGAATTAGGAGCTAGAGAAAAAATGAAAACTAACGCTCCTACTGTAGACTATATTAGAGACTGGCTAGCTGGCGACGTCAAATCAAAAGACTTCATTACTTTTGCTACAAAGAAAACATCTTTTTTATTTTCTAAAGTAAATCAAATGAATCAGATTTTAGCTGCTGCTACGGCAGAGGAGGCTGCGAAAAAATATGCTAAAATATTAAAAGGACAAGATGTTTTTACTACAACTTTAGGAGGTAAAGGTTGGGCAGCAGATAAAAGAAGAGCTTGGGCAACAGAAAAACTTAGAAAATTAGGTTTATCATCAGATGATGTATTGAATAATTTTGAAGCATTACAAAGTGGAGTTTACAATAATTCAAAAGAACGTGCTTTTAAAAGCAAGCTTTTAGTTGGTATGAAAAGATTTGCTAGAACTACACAGCTGCAAAGAGATTTGATGTTTGACCCTATTATGTTTAATGACCCTATGATGAAACCTTTGCTTCTATTTAAAAGATTTGGTTTAAGACAATTTAATTATATGAACGATGTAATTAAAAATGAAGTAGCTTATGGTAATGTATTACCGATATTAAGATTAGGCGTAGGAGGTTTTGCAGGAGGACAGTTTGTAATGTGGGCAAAAGACCATATGAATAGAGTTATAACTGGAGAAGAAGAATACTTTAGCAAAGAAAATAGAATGAAAACTTTGAGAACTCCAGAGTGGCAAGACTACATAAATTCAATATCTTCTGTTGGAGCATTTGGTGTTATAGGAGATATCATATCAGATGCAGACCCAAAAAGTGCAATAGACTTTTTTGTAAAACCTGTTGTATTTGATGACTTCCAAAGACTTCTAAAGTCTTGGGATGCATTTTCTAAAAGTATGCAAACTAATTATCCAGAACAATGGGATGTTCCTTTTAGAAAAGGTTTGAATACATTAACACCTATTGCTGGTCCAGTAATATCTAGGGTCACTAATTCTGGTTTTGGTGTAGGTTCTTACGGACTGCTTGAACAGAAAAAAATTACTCCTGGTCTAGCTACGCAAGACATGAGAAGAGAGAGAGTTGAATCTAAAAAAAGGATAGCTTTAGATGATGTAAGAAGCTCTCTACTTGATGGTCAAACAAAACAGGCAGAGAGAATTATGGTGGAATACAATAGAGTTTATGGTACAAAATATCCAGAATTAAGAATTACATCTAGAGATATCACTTGGAAATCTTTAAATAAAAAATTTAACGATAGAATAAAAAAACAAAAAGAAGAAAAAATATATAGACCTTAGGAGTTATTATGATACAAAAAAAAGATGAACCTGAAAAACTAAGTAGACTAAAAAAACTTTTAGCTCTTTTTAAACCAGGTAGTGCGGACAGATTGTTGTTAAGATTAAGAGGCATGAAACAGGGAGCAGAGTATGCTGGGGCTCAAGCAAAAATGAACCTAATGAATCTTGTAGGAGAAGGTGGATTTACTAGTGACGCAGAAGGATTTACAGAAGAAGAGTTTTTACAACAAGCAGCTTTACTAGATTCTCTTGGTTTGGAAAAAGCTAAAACTGATTCATTGTTAAAAAATGAAGATAATCCAGTTTTTATACCTAACTCCTCTAAACCTGAATCTGAAGAAGATTTTGATGTACAACAATTTATGATGGACGCTATAACACCAGGTGTAGGTGTAGGAAGACTTACGAAAACAGTTATGGCTAATGCCGTTTCAGGAAAACTTGGTTTAGGTAAAGGCGGCACTAAAGCTGCAAAAGAAATATTAGAAGAATCTGATATGGATTTATTGAACACAGTTTTTGGCAGAAGAACTTTCTTTAACACAGTTAGAGGTTTTAAAGAAGGGTTAATAGACCGTGCCAACAGCTCTTACGCTAGAGCGAAAAGATTTGCAAAACTATATGATAAATTTTTTTAAAATGGAACTTCTGGCAGACGTGGTGCTGTTGCAGCCTGGACTTCTTGGACTGTATCGTATATCTTACAACTATCTGGAGCAAATCCAACAGACGCTTTCCCTGTAGAACCATATCTATTTTTAGCTACAACAATCTCTAAACCATAACGTCCATGTGTTGCATTCTCAAAGTTTACTGTCCAAGGGTAGTGTGTAAATGCTACTATCTCAGCATCTTGTTCTAGATTACCAGACTCTGCTAGGTCACTAAGTTTTGGTATACGTTCTGTTCTGTATTCTATATTACGATTAAGTTGTGATACTAGGATAACAGACATCTTTTCTGATTTACATAACCATTTATATCTTCTTGAAGTATCACCGATTTTAAGTCTTAAATCTCTCATGTCATTACTTGGATATTCTATAAGACCGATATGGTCGTCAATGACTATATCAGGTTTTATACGTCTTATCTCTCTAAAAGTTCCCTCTAAATTACGAATGTTGTCATACATAAATAGTTTGTCAGTATACTTTTCTTTAATAATTTCTAAACTTTTTTGTATTTTTTCTTTATTAGAGATTGCATTATGTCTCAACATATCATATGTAATATTGTTAGACTCCATTGCAATAAACTTTTTCATCATTTCTGTGTTAGGCATTTCTCTATTAAACATAATAACTTTTTTACCTTGCATTACTAAGTTTCTAGCTATATTTGCAACAGTTGTAGTCTTAGCATTTCCAGGACGTCCAGCAAAAATAGTTATCTCGCCTTTGGTCATACCAGATATAATCTCGTCTAATGGATTGATACCAGTAGTTACAAGATTGCGTTGATTAAATATAGAGTCTTCTGTTTCTCCCAATAGCCAATCCAAATCAAACTTTTGTCCAGGCTCCAAGTTAAGTAAAGAGCTTGCAGTGTTTTGAACTTCTTCCAACAAAGAGTTAATATCTTTTTTACTGTCTACAGCTTTTGCTGCAATCTTTTGAGACTGAACTACAAGCTTTCTTCTTAGCCAGTCTGAGTTCATTTGTCTAGCATATGATATAGCATTTGCAGTAGTTGGAACTTTTTCTAATAAACCTGTAATATAATATGCCTCTCCTTTTATCTTAGAGCAAACGTTTACTGTGTCTACAGGTATGTTTTCTTTTCTAAGGTCAGACATAGTTTCCCATATCTGTTTGTTTTTGATATTATAAAAGACATCGCTCTCTGGTATAAAATCCTTAACAATGTCATATACGTTTTCGTCTAACAATATACATCCTAATACAGCTTGTTCTGTCTCTATGTTATGTATAGATAGTGATTCTTGTGGTACCATTATTCTTTCTCCTTACATATTGGGTCTATAGTATCAGGACATTCTCCTTTTACCATAGGTATATTATTGTACACCTCAGGGTCTAGAATACAAGGTTCAAATTTACTACCAGTCATTTCTACTGCCCACGCACGTTTACACTTAGGACACCTAGTAGGAATCCTGGTTGTTGATATGTCTTTGTATTGTACAAACTTTCTGTTGTTTTCATAATGAGGATTATTTTTATTCCTAATATACTTATCTACAACTTGTTTGTCAAACCATTCTTCATCTTCTTTGAAATAATACCATAAGGACATAAACGTAGCTTTTTCCTGCTCGTACTCGTCCTTAGACTTTTGGTCATAATATATTCGCATTTATACTCCCTATAAATTTAATTTAATTGATATGTTAATTGTATAAGCTCTAACAAATCTTTGTACCTAATAGTTGCATATATCTCACCTCTATCTTGTTTGATAAGTGTGATGTCACAACTCTCAGGTGGTAAAAGATATTGAGCTATATTCTTTCTTACTTTGCACTGAACCTTCATCTCTCTTTCTTGGTTCTCGCTAAGTAAATAATTTACTAATACGTCTACCTCTGGGTCATGACCTAAACTTCTTCCGTCACTGCCCCAAGCTCTCTTAGCTTTGAATCCCATACTCTCAGCTATATCGACACATTCTTTCTCAAACCTATTACCTTTGGCTTTAGACTTACTTGGCATAATGTCCTCACTTTAAATTTTTTAGTTTACCTATGTCCCAATGTTTTGCTAGTTTCATTAGGCTATCTCTAAATTTAATATTTTTTCTTTGCCACTGTCCAGATGTATATACAGAGTGTACATTACATTCAGACAAAACAACATCATCGTCTGGATGAAAGTTGTGAGTTACATAATATGCAATAGCAAGTTTACCTGCCGCAGTCCAGTTATCTACTAGTCTTTGTAATACTAGCTTTTGTCCAATAGTCAAGTCTTTACCTTCTACTTTACATTCACCAATAAGTAAAAACTTATTATCTACTTCAAAAACAAAATCAATATCTGTCGGAGATATCACTCCATCTTGCAATCCATTGAAAACAATAGGTTGATTGAACCTTTTTCTATATTTTATTAAGTCTTCCAAAATTTTTCCTTTCGAGAATGCCCCTAGAAGCTCGTAAAATTATATTTTTAATACAGCTATAGGCTAAATAAATATAATTAATTCTAGATATGTTCTCGTCCATATTTCTTATTTTTTCTCTATTTGAGTCAAAATATACTCAACATTTACAAAATGTTCTATTCTTTTTATATAAAAACCTTCTTGCCTTAGTTTTAGGCATATATTTTCTAATTCTTTAAAAGTAATTCCATATTTATACCAAGCTTCTAATCGACTTGTAATTTTAGTAATTTTTAGTTTATCCCTTATCTTGTCTATGTTTCTCATCCTGCAACTCCTTATATCTTATGCGAAGTAAGTGAACGAGAAGTTTTTCTTCTCGCTCACCTATATCGTCTATCTCCTTGTCACCGAAGTTCCACCTTTTAAGTATAACTACTTCTCTTTGTCCTTTATCATAACCAATTAGGTCTTCAAAGGATTTCATTATATTGTTCCAAGTCGATATTTTCATTAGTCACACGTTTCACAATATGCTGGACCCATAGCTACAGAAGCATTTTTTAAAACGTCTTCTTCGCTTATATTAGACTTTCTTTCTTCCGAAGTAAACTGAGATTGAAAATCATTTTTGATTTTATGTCTCAATGCAGCTAGAGCTATGTCTTCTCCTTCAGTTCTATGTTTCTCTAACATTTCTATTAGGTCCATACATTCTTGTTTGTTTAGTTTTAAATTAAACATTAAAACGGCAGCTCCTCGTCTTTCAACGGAGCGACTCTGTCTTTAGATTTAAAGACATTCACAGCTAAAGGAGTAACTCTCTCTTCACCTTCACTGTTAGTCCACTTATCGTGAACGACTTTAATAGTTACAGGATTACCTGAAATGTCAGACTCCATAAGATATGGTAATTGATATCTACCTTGTTCGTCTTTATCCATTACATGTCCACAAGCTTCTGCAAAAATCATATATCCTTTGTTATTTCCTTGATTGTCTTCAAGTTTTGGATGTTTGTTTTTGTCAGGAGTCTTGAATCTAAAGTAACCTTTTGACTTTACTTCTCTTCCTTTAAAAGTAGGATGATTAGAGTCGTCAATAGTATATATAGCTTCGAAGATGTCGCTAATATATTTGCCTTTTACAATAATATCCTTTTTTGTATTTAGCTTCACGACATTTGCTTCAAACGTTCCTTCAGGTATTGTTTCGTATTTGTTTCCTGATGTGTCTTCTGTAGGATTATAATAAGCTACATTAGAGTCTAAGTCAGAAAGCATATCTTTTACATTACTCATTACTATCGCCTTTCAATTTTGACATTACTTTATTGTAATTGTCTTTGTTTATCTTACCAGACTCTAAGGCTTCTCCTACTCGTTTTGCATTTGCATCACTTAGAGTTGCCATAAATTCTGTCAACTCATTGTATTGAAGTTCACTTAGTGTCTTGTCTATATATTGCTTACGATATACATCGTCAGCTACGTTGCACAGTCTATTAACTGCAACTTTAAATGCATCAGAATTTGCAGCTTTTAGGTCATTGCCTAAGTCTACGTATCCTGCTCCACTTCTTGCTACAGCTATTCTATGTGCAGCTACTGAGTCAAAACTACGTGGTATACCTTCGTCCATAATCTTAAGACGTCCATGTACTACAATAGCTTTATCACCTAGTGTTTCATATTTAACTACTTCCCAAGACCAAATAGGATAATGTTGGTTTAGTCGCCAACGCATATATCCTTCATCTACATAGTCAAAACCATTTTTGCTTTTAACTACGTCTTGAGGAGTATTCTCTTCTGAAACCTGTTGATGTTTAGATATAATATAGTCATCTTTTGTTATATCTCTCAATGATTCTATATCGGACTGATACATATCTAATTCGCTCATTTTACCCATTTATACTCCCATTGTTGTAAGGACATAAGTATCGTACGTCGCAATAAGCTTCACACTTCTTACCGTCCCAGGTTTGTTCTTTATTACATTTTTGAGGTAAGCTTCCAGTATCTAAAGCTTTTAATAAATCGTCTCTAGCTTGTAAAAACTTAAACTCTAATACTTCATCGTCATACTTTGGCACTTCTATTAAATAGATATGTCTGTCTAGCCCTCTATCTCTAGATACAGCTAAACCTCCGTCTCTTAAAGTAACTTGAATATACATATGTTCTACGTCATATCCAGCTTTCTCTAAAAGATATCTATACCAATTTACTTGCCAACCCCAGTCTCCGAAGTCTGCTAAACCTTCATCTCTGTACCATTCTTTTATATTCTTTGGAGTACCTTTTTTACCCCACTTTCCAGAGATTTTATATCTTGCACCAGACGGGTCTGGTACTAGTCTGTATGTCATCCCTAATAGTTGTGCACATTTGTAAGAGCCAGTGTTTTTATAATCTAGCAATGTTTTAGTCTCCTTATCATATAAGTCGGCTATACCAGTTATATCAAACTCTTCTAGCTTTTCTTCTAACATATGTCTATCGTCTTCGTGTTGCTCTAGTTTAGCGTGGTGCATTGTTCCTGCTAAAGAAAACGCTCTATCTTGTGGATTCACATAATATTCTTTTGTTCTCTTTAGATAAGACTCACATGTACCTACAAGCAACTCCGTAGTAGACGGCTTCCTATTAGGGTCTCTTTCTTTCGACATCTCAATTAAAGTAGGTAATGACATACCCATTTTAACAATATCGACATTGCCCTTCTTTACGTCTTCAAACGTTACTTTATCTCCATTTGGGTAGAGAAAACCAATTGCGGGCATTCTTTGTCTCCTTGTTATTAACATAATCTGTCATCAGACTATGTAGTTTGTCTTTAATTGATACACCTTCTTTCAATGTCTTAGACTTAAACTTTATCCAAAGTTGTTTATCTACGACAAAAGATGTTTGGTATCTGTTTTTCATACGTGTAATATAGTTATAAAGTTTTACTATGGTCAACATAAAGTTTATAATTTTATTTAAGATATTTTGTATTCAGCTGGTATTGGTTGTAAACCTAATGCTTCTAAACCTAAAACTGATTCAGGTGATATATCAGTGCATTCTTTTGACAATATCTCGTAAGCCTTCATATAAACTTTAGAACTATTTTTATATCTTTCTACTTCTTCTTCTAGACCTTCCATATGTCTTAGCAGTTCATCTAATTCTGCGTCTACTCTTTTAAACTGGTCGTAACTTCTGCTCATTATTTTCTCCTGTATTGTTGTTAACTATTTCACTTACCCAACCTGCACCTGGTCGATATTTAGTTTCTATTCTGAAACCT